TTTTGCGTTCCTATGCTGCTATATCGTCCCATCCGGGGCTTTGAGACGGAGATTCGTCAGTCCACGATGGGGTAGAAGATGGATTAATTGGATTATAGCTTGGATTTTGATTTGGCACAATAGCCCCCCAAACTAAAACTTGAGCAGTATTTGCTGTAGCAGATACTCCTGTAACATTAATGATTGCATTAAGTTCAACATTAGCAGAACCTACTTGCCCTGTTCCTTTTGAACCTATTGCGTTTACTGTAATAAAAACACCTACGCCTACAGAACTAACAACTCCTGTAGCGGCAACTCCTGTAGGTAAAATATTTGCGTCACCAGTTACTGACACTGAACCAACGCTTGTATTAGCTTCTAATCCAGTGACAGGTACATTTATAGTCGATGTAGCTACTACAGAACCAACACCACCAGTTCCTACAAGTCCAGTTGCATTAACAGTAACTTGGGAAGTTACATTTACAGACCCTACTGATCCCGTTGCTTGCAATCCAGTAACTGCAAAGTTAGAATTAGCAGCTACTGTAACAGAACCAGTCAATCCGCTTGAAGACAATCCCACGGCAGATACATTGGATTTGCCAACTATAGAAACGGTTCCAATGTTACCTGTGCAAGATACTCCTGTAACGTTTATAGAAGCACCTTCCTTAACAGTTACAGAACTGACTGCACCTGTTGCAGATACTCCAGTAACTAAAGAGTCTGTATCTACAGATACCGAAACAGAGCCTGTTAAGCCATTTGCCGACAGTCCTGTAGAAGGCACATTAGACTTACCAATTACATCTACTGTTCCAATATTACCAGAAGAAGATACACCAGTGACAAGCGCATTTACACCTTCTTTTACAGTTACAGAGTCAACTGATCCTGTTCCAGATACTCCAGTGACAGAAAAACTCGTTCCTGTGGACGTTGTTACAGAGTCAACGGTACCTGTTCCAGATACTCCAGTGACAGGCGCATTTACACCTTGCTCTACCGCAGCTACACCAACCTCTCCTGTTCCAGATAAACCTGTAACAGATACATCTGCTTCTGCGACAACAGAAACAGAGCCTAATTGCCCTGTTGAAGAAACGCCAGTGACGTTTACATTAACGCCAGTTCCCTCAACTATAACGACAGACCCTATTCCGCCTGTGCAAGATACTCCAGTGGCATTAACTACAGCTTCTGCAACAACAGCAGCAGAACCTATTCCGCCTGTAGCTCCAATTCCCGTAACGGATACATTGACGCCAACACCTTCAGTTACAGAAACAGAACCTATTCCGCCTGTTGAAGAAATACCAGTTACACCAACACCCGCTGATGCTGATGCAGAAACAGACCCTACTTGTCCTGTAGAAGTTACACCATTTGGAGAAACATTTGCTTCTGCGACAACAGAAACAGATGTAACTGAAGCATTTGCCTGTAATCCATTTGATGGCACATCAGATGCACCAGAAGCACTTACTGATCCAACTGAACCTGCACCTGAAACACCTGAGACAGTAACAGGAATAGCTGAACCCCAAGCCCTTTCAGACCACGCGCCACGCCCCCATCCTGTTATTACTGCCATAGGATGTTACTCCTTATGCGATGCGGATAATTGCGTTACTTGCGTCTGCTGCTGGGAATACAACTTTAAAATCACCGTTTGTAGATGTTTTATCACCACCAAAGTCCAAGATTACAACTGCTGGATTTCCTGTTGCGGTATCATTGTAAATTATAGCACCACGAGCAGTTATAGTAGATGAAGCCCATGTTGTATCTGCAAAATCAGTAAACGCAGTAGTTCCTGAAGTTGCTGGATTAACACGAGTTAAGGTATTTCCACCTGCCGTATAGTTGGTTCCTGTAACTTCGTTGGAAGTAGTATAGGCTGTAGTTGCAGCAGTAAAAGAAGCACTATTTGTATATAATGCAATCTTAAAGGTGTCACCACCACTATTTAAAAAGTTATGCACACCTTCAAGAAGTTCTTTCTTAAAGCTAGTACACATAAAGTTACCTGAAAAGGCCATGTCATAATCTCCTTATGAATCTAATGTTGTTATATTATAATTATTTTTTTCTTTTGTCATGTTTTTTCTCTCATAATTAAACCTGTGCGATAAGCATCGGTAACTTCTTGAGATTCGCCAAAGTTTTTGACCCTAGACATAGCTTCAGTAAACCGCTGAGTATAGTTTGCAACCAAATCAGCTTCACCCTTCATAAATGTATAAGCCTCAATAAGAGTTCCATACAATAAAGCCACAGAAGCGTTTGTACTTAACCATGTAGTATTGTTATCGCCTACAGACGTTAGACTTGGAGGTCTATAGAAGTAATGTAGCTCTACTTCATATGCCTGATCTGGGCTGGGAGCTAATATAAAGTTATTTATGTCGAATTGAGCATAATAACGAGGCCCACCAGTTGTAGATTTATCAGGATTAAAAGACTGAACAAAATTTACATCTTTAAACATTACAAATTCTTTTGAATTGTTAGCTGTATAAGAAAGGCTAAATGGAGCCAGATAGTCGCTTGGTAAAGCAAGATACTGAGAGTTATTTGCATCTGTAGCGTATGCTGTTAGATTACCTGTCTTATTTTTCCTAAAAACCTCTAATTGGGCTATTTTTAAGATACGTTCTTCTGCATTCTTGATAAATACATTGATATTATTCACAAAAGTTGTTTCTGTGTTCTCAGTGTAGTCTTGAATTGCTGTTTTCATTTCTGCGTATGTAAAACTCATGATATTGTCACCGTAACTCCACCTACTGCACCAGTAGCAACTAAATTATTAGGGGTTAAACCCCCATCGTATGCCATTCCTACTGGATTCCATCCCCATTGTATATTGTCTTGTTGCGGAATGTTCTGTTCAGGACGTGGATTTCGCAACGCTTGTGGGTCTGGAGTAGCTCGTAATGGCTCTAATTGAGGTTGTTTTGCTTCCCATTCATCCTTACCAACTAGCAAGCCATTCCACTCTTTTCGCATGTCTCGCAAGCGATAACGGAAGCCAGAACGGTCAGATATACCATATGCCCATTTTCCAGTGGCATATTTAGACATAGCCATAGCTCCTTAAATCTGGAGCCATACGGAAGGACGCTCTATCTCTATCTTCGTCCATTGCGCGGTTTAATTCTTCTTCATACACCGCTTTTAGCATTTGTGAGCGATCTGGAGCGCGTTTCATAGAGATATAATAGGCCAATCCAGCGGCTAAAGCAGGGTAAAAACGGAAGGGAACTTGCGCTGTATTTGTGTAAGTATCAGCGTCATCCATGCGTACTAAAGCGTCATAATACACCACATCAGTGTTATTATCAGGTAAAGGCCACATTTGAAGGACTGGATTTATCTGTCTATCAACAAAAAACTGTGTTGGTCTTGCAACTGTAGATTTTGTTGGAATATTTAAGTATTCGTCTCTACTTATGCGGTTTAAGGCATAATCTGTACCATCTCGACGTATAACTAGGGATAATATGTCAATTACATCAGTTCCAAGAGGCTCATTACCATCCCCTTGAGTAACAGTGAAGTTTTTCTGCGCTATAGTCCATTGATTTAAGCCTCTATTTGCCCAATCAGCAAACATTAGGTTCATAGAGCGTTTTGCAGTCTTTAAATCATATCCAGTACGAACTTCTAAGCCACATCTCTCAAAAGCTTCCTCAATATAGTCTGCTACGTCTAGTTCAAAGTCCTTAGAGCCTGATACAGTCATTTCTTTTTCCTTTTTAGAGCCTTTACTCTACGAGGCTTGCCCGCAGGTTGACCAATACGCTTCTTTTGGGCTACTCTACTACGCTTTTCACTCGCTGTCATCTCTGATCTTGTTTTTGGCGTCTTAGAACTTACGCGTTTGCTTGGGCGACAATAAGGAGTTGCGCGTTTTTCACCTTTTTTACGACCACAAGGCTTACCTGTTTTAACATCTTTCCAGTCTTCTTTAAACCAACGCTTTAAAGCAGCACCTTTTTTTGTTTTTCTAACAGCCATTATGAATACTTTGTAACTTTTCTTCTATTTGACAAAACTTTACCGCAACCATTTGCTACAGCTCCACCGCTAATCATTCGACGCACTGGACGTTTGCGAAACTCATTAGATGGCTCAATAACGCCACCCATAGCCTTCTTAACAGGCTTTTTCTTGCTGTTTCCCCAGTTTTTAGCGCCTTTTTTTCTACACTTAGCGATTGCTCCGCTTGCGTATGCGCTTGGAAACACCTTGTACCTTGCTTTTACCTTTTTGTAGCACGCGTCTTTTGGCATTCTTCTTCCTTTTCATGGGCGATTTAGTAACTTGTTGCCCCATCTGTGAACGGCTCATAGCCATTTAGCACTTCCACCTTTTTCTAGCTTGTCTCAATCGACTATTTGGGTCTTTTGCAGCTTTTGGAAATTGTTTCATTTGTCCTGCTGAACGTGCGCAATAAGATTTACGGCGTTTAGCGGCGGCACTACCCTTTTTAACCTTGCCAGTAACGGCAGTTTTAAGCTTAGAGCCGGGATTTTTCTTACGATAAGCGGCAACGCCCTTTTTAGTCATGCCTGCACCAGCTTTTGTTTTGCGATAATTACCGCCTTTGCCAGTGGTTTTTCTTATAGTATTTTCTTTCTTACGAGGCATATCTCACCTATTGGTAAAAAATTATTATTGAAGAGTAGACAGGAGAAAGATTAATTCTCCTGCCATTTTTTAAATTTATGACAAAAATACTGTCAATTCGTTGTTTGAGCCTGTGAAAGCAGACACAAAAACGCCATTTGAGAAAATCATACCGTCATCTGGTATGTAAAGCTCATTCATTCCTACTGGAAACTTTTGAACTACCATTGTAGCTCCGCCATTTCCATTCGTAAGAGTGAAAGAACCCGCAGTCTCAGCGTAAATGTTTACAGTTCTAAGCCTAGACCTAGCTGGCCCGTAAAGAGCCGCTGCATCACCTTGGTCAACATTATATGCGGTTACTGGACCTGCCATTTTAAGCTCCTATTACGCTAAGTTGTTGTTTTGCGCGTATGTAATTGTAACACGAACTAAACCTGCGTTTGTAGCAGCAGAAGCAGTAACAGTAAGTCGAATATCTGCTGTGCCTGTGTCTTGCCAAGCTAAAGCCGCGCCAGCTTGAGTTGTAGGATATTTACGACCTGCATCTGTGCCAATACCGTATGTGTTTAAGACGGTAGCCGCGCCACCTACGGTATCTCCTACGCTTAAATTGGTAGCTCCGCTTGCTGCGGTGATTACATCAATCACACAATCAATAATTTGAGAGTTTGCAGGAATAACAACATCTGTTACTTGTGCCGCTAACGCACCACCAGATAAATCTGCTGAAAATGTTTGCGCCATAACAACTTGACCAACGTTTGCAACGTCAGAACCAAGAGTTGTTCCTGTAGTATTTTTAATAGTTCCGGCCTTTATAGGTCCAGAGAAAGTAGTATTACCCATGTTAATCTCCTGTCTGGGTTAAGTCAGTAGCGGAATGCTACTGTCAGGGATAACATTATAATACACAGTATTTTACAAAAAGAAAGGGGCAACCGAAGTCACCCCTATCAAAACTAAAAGACTTAAATTATGCGCCCGGAGAACCGAATACACAACGTGGGTCAGAATAGCCAAAGCTGTAACGCTCACGCGCTTTGAAACGCATGTTACCTGTATCGAAGTCAGCTTCCATGTTCGTGCGCATAGGCGAACGCTCAAAGTGCTTAAATCCGTTAGGTGCATCAGTTTTAATGAAAAACGCATCTGGGTCTGTCAAGAAATGGTTCACAGTGTAACCTTCTGGAAGCATACCCATGTTCTTTACCGCGTTAATATCATTGTCTGCTGTGCCAACACGCAAAGTTGATTCCAACAAGCGATCTGCAACGAATTGCAGTTGTGGTGGAATAACCATTTTTGCTCCGCGAAGAGCAATAATCATGTTGCGTTCGTCTACAAACGTTGAAATATCAATTAAAGCATTTTCTAACGAAGTTTCGTTAAGGTCTGCAGCAGTTGATGGTTCGTTGCGGAAAGTTCCGCCGCCTGATAGTGGATGTGCTGTTGAACAAAGCTCAACACCGTCACCACCTGAGAAAGCAGCATTAAACGCATTGTTTAATACAGACGCAGCTTTTACTTGCTTAGTGTGCGCCATTGAGCGCGCAAGTGCTTTTGTATAACGAGCGCCTAAGCGGTCATACAAGTTGTCTTCGATTGCCTCTTCAGTCAATGCGAATGCAAGCGCAACTGTCTCGTGTGAATAACGAGCAGTATATGCTTCATTTGCATTATCAAAATCGACTCCTGCGCCTTCGGATTTTGTGGGAGCATTCCCAAATCCTACAAGCATTACTTCTTCTTCAAACGCACGGTCTGAAGATTCAGTATCGAAGATTTCAGCATGTTCGCCTTCGTAGCGATCATACTCCATACCGAACAGAGCGTTGAGGCCCGGTTCTAGCTCTTTGACGAGCTGGGAACGTGAAATAGCCATTACACAGACTCCTTATGCTAGACCCGCAGTGCCAGCACTGAACAGGTGGTTGTTGATTTTTACGATTACATTAGTATTCGCGGTGGCGACATCGCTATTCTCAGGGTCTTGAGAAATGTCGATTGCTTTAAGCGGAAGACCAGCAGTCGTCGCGCCTGTTGTAACATCTAGCTCAGTGCGAGAATTACCACTTACGGTACTTCCTGCCGTTGCATCAACGATGTCAAAGTTTCCGAACAAGTCAGCTACAGGCATAGCTGCATCTGCTTGAATTTCGAAAGTTGCACTTGGGTCATCAATGACATTTGCGAAAATATCTGTCCCAGTTGCGTTTGCAGGCCAGTAGTTAGAATATGTTATTTCACCACTAGCGTTTACATATGAACAGCCATTAAATACGCCCAAAATCAGATTAGTAGCACCTGCTGGCGCACGAGTAATTGTTCCATTAGTAGCGACTATAACTAAGTCACCTTGGAAAATACTTGTAGCATAGCCAGAAGCAATACGATAACGATTTTGTCTTTGTGAACTTGTGGAAGTTCTAAGAGGGCGAAGGCCGAAAGCAGCGTCTTGATTAGACATCTTTACTCTCCTTCAGAGTTTCCGCGTCCTTTTTGACCAAAGGAAACGGATGATTTACGTTGCGGATTTAGCTTAGGCATGGCTGGATTGTTTTCACGCATCCAATCACGATCCACTGCATCCATTTGATTTTGTGATACACCTTGATAGTGCTTACTCCGCTGCTCTGCTACTTCGACGGGGATTCTTGCGAGAACAAGACCACCAACACCAATGATGCCAGCGTTTCTTCCTTCGTCTACAACAGGGCCATAATAGTCTTGGTATTCCTCAGCGCGAACGAGGTCCCAACCTTCTTGCCGTTTTTTATGTACGTTAGTTTTATCGTCGAATTCCATTACAGATTCGCGTATCCAGCGGTGTTTAAAACCAATGGGTGGCTCTGGTGCTTCAAGAGCTGAACCCGGACGCCATTCTTGAACGCGCTCTGTGCGCTCCCGCGTACCTGAGTCGCGTGACTTCCTATTTTGATCATTTCCCATGATTATTCACTCCGTTTGTTTAGTTTTGCTACTTCTTGTGCGTATTTTTCGAGTGGTATTCTCATTTTTTTCGCAAAAGCAACTTGACCCGGTGATAACTCAACCGATTTTTTCCGCCCTGATTTTATAGACCGTCCATTGGACGTGGGAGCAACAGTCTGGGCGTTGGACCGTCTTTCCTTAAACTTTTGAGGCATTTCTCTACGCATACGCGAGTCGATTTCTTTGTAGTAATCACTCGACGTAGGATCAAAATCCTCTTCTAAAACTAACTGTTCATGAATAGCTTGAGCTGCACGCGTCATAATGCGATCATTTCCAAACCAACTATTCTTATCTAACCAACTTTCCAATTTAGCATCACGCTTAACTGGTGCTTGTTGTTGTGGCGGAGCTTGCTGTTGTTGAACTTGAGCAGGTTGTTGCTGTTGCTCTTGCGCTCTTTGCCTATCGACATTAGCTTTTCTAGCTTGAACTTTATCTTTAGCTACAGCTATTTGGGCTAATGCTTGTTGAGCTTTAGCTGCACGATCATAATCGCCAGCCTCACTTGCTTCTGCGTAAGCGCGAGTAGCTTGAGCTTCTTGAGCATTTAAGCGACCTTCAGCTTCTGTGTTATACCCTGCACTCATCTGCTGTAAACGCTGTTTCATTTGAGCGTTTTCTTGCTGAATTGTTTGAGCATACTGAACGGCAGCCTGAGCTTCTTCAGAAGCTTGCTTACGTTTTGCTGTTAATTGATTAATTCGACGTTGTACGGATTCGCTATAATTTTCAAGCTCATCATCTCCAGAAGATTTTTTACGAACTTTTGTTCGGGTTTCTT